TTTCTATCACTTCGTTAGGATCTAAATGTAATGCTAGGCAGTTTTGAATCCAATACCACATAATATCTCCTAGTTCACTTTCTAGTCTATCTTTGAAATCTTGATTAAATGGTTTACCATGAAACATTAGTTTTTTAACTAGTTCGTTATACTCACCAACTTCTCCACTAATTCCTATAGCACCCGTTAAAATTCTAGAAGGATGTGGAAGCCCCATATCTTCTAATTCAGTGAGTCTATCTCTTGTATCATTTAATGACTTAGACGTTTCTGATGTTACACCGTCTACAAACTCTTTATATTTATTTAAATCAATCATGCTCGCCATTCAACCTCCGGCCATTATAACCATCAATACGCTTAAATACATCAGGATTACGACGTGCAGTATCAAAAGTGCCAACAGTGATTACGATTGCTGCAAGTAGTAGTGTGTGGGCAATAGCATTAATACCCCAGAACATGATACTACCCATATACATAGAGCATACGCTTACCCACATCCATGCAAGAATCTGCATAATTAGATGTCTGACTTGTAAGTTAGGAATGTTTTTAAGTGGGTTAACATTAGCATCCATAACGCTATTCCACGATTCGTAAATATATTCTCTCATATCTTTTACCTTTTCAAATGTTACTTTAATAGGATAGTTAGCATCAGCACTATCTCTGTAATCTATAGCATCATATAAATCATAAAATTTTTGTGCAACTTTATGATCTTTAAAATATGCTGTTACTTTATACATTTTTTATCCTATCTAATATTTCTAATTTTCTATTATCTGTGGCTATAAACCACTCTCTAATTTCGTCTTGAGTTCTTCCGCAGCCAGTGCATACTCCCTTTACGAGAGTACACACTTTTTGGCATGGAGAAGTTACACTAGACAAGCATCACCATCACAGAACTTGTTAGCATCTTGATTATCACCTTCATGATTTAGTAAGGTAAAGTCAAGAGCTCCTAATGATTCTGCGTATGTGGTAATTTCTTCTCTAGATGCAGGAGTATACGGTGCTTGTGCATATCCATGCTCCGATAAAGGTAATAAAGATACACCTTTAAGACGAGAATCATAACAAGACAACGCACGAGCAATTTGATCAGCTTCATCTTGTTTAAATGTAATAGTAATAGATACTTGATTATCAGCCCAGTAATGCTGTAAATCTACAGCATTAGCAAACTGTTCCCAGATGGATACAGATGTTTTAGCTACTGTTCCAACTTCATGTAGAACTGGAAAATATACTACAACAGTGCGGACAGGATCGCTAACTGCTGGTTCAATTCTATATCCTGCATTAGCAAGAATCTCTACTAATGGAGAGATGGTAGCAAGTCTAATTGTACGATAATAAGACTCTGATTCTGCATAGTGAATACCTGGAAGTGCTCCAGCTACTAGTGATACAGTTCCTGATGGTTTAACTGATGTAGATTTAACGGATAAAGGTACACCCATCCATTCCGAATATTTTTTATCAACATACTGAATATAGTCAAATGCTTGATCACAAAATTCATCTAAGTATTTACGGCGACCAAATTTAAGAATTGCTTCTTGAATACCACTTTGTGATGCACCAATACGACGATTACGCTTGATGACATCATTTGTATCTTGCCAATGAGTAGACATAAGAGTAACTGTTTTAGCATATAAATAAGCAAACTTCAGTGTGCGTTGATAATCCCAGTAATCTTCATGTTTAGCAGGAAAAGTTTCTACTAAGCAACATAGTTCATATGATTCAAGAGATTGTTCAAGACATGGATTACCGCCTTGGACTCGTCTATCTTTCCAGTCTGCAGGATCTTTCATACGGCTATACTTCTGCATATTCTCTAACCAAGCAAATCCTGGCTCTCCAGAAATAGCAATAGATTTAGCTGCTTCTGTATAGTCTTGACCTACTTCTGCAAAGATAGAATTATTAGACGCCCAACGCCATCCACCAAACTTATATGACCATTCATAGTGTTCATACTGTTTTGCAATTTTACCTCTTGCATCCCAGTCATTATTGTATGTATCATAATCTTCTTCACTTATGTCTTTGAGTTCTAGTGGAGCTATTGAGCCAGTTTCTACACCAGCTTGTTGCCAATCTTTCATACGCATAAATGCTGTATCATCTGGTTCACCAAATGCAATCTCAGCAGTTCTACGCACATTACCAGCTACTACAATTTTACCAATCATATTCATAATATCAGTAATATCCACAGAAGTAATTAATGGATTATTAGAGCGTGCTCTGGCTTCTAAAATACCTTTGATACCGTTAAAGCCTTGAATCAGTGGCTCTGGACCAGAAGCTACACCACCAAACCCAACAATAGGTTCTCCATAGGCTCTTACTTCACTGGTATCAATCTGTACTGGTGCTGATCCTTCGTCCATATACGAATCAATTAAGCAAGAAATAGCTTCAACCCATCCTTCGCGAGAATCTTCTACTTTTACTAGCTCTGGTGATCCTTCTGGAACATGCGATGCAATCTTTCCTGCACCTTTAGTATCAAAACCTACACCAACGCCAACCATAGACATATCCATAAGGAAAGCAAATGATTTAGACATTTCAGCGTCGATATTTTCTGTTGATACAAATGCACAATTATTAAGAGCTGCTCCGCCTTTATCCCAGATGAAAGGAGTACCCATCATCCACAATCCACGACCAGGAGGCATCCATTTAAATTCGAATAATCTCTCTGCTGCTTCTTCTGCGAGTTTGTGCGCTCGCTTCTCATCCCATGTAATATACGAGGATACTGAGTTAGTTTTAAGAATCGAGAACGATCCTTCCATAACTCTAATTACGCAATCTGCCCATGTCTCAAGATTACCAGTGTCTTCCATCTTGCGAGCGTACGTACGATAGTATGTAAATTCTGATAGGCCACCAAAGCCCCAATTTACCGATCTGTTTTTTAGTTGTTCTTTAAATTCTTTCTTAAAAGCGAATTTAATTGGAAATTTTCCAGGTGCAATCATTTTATTCTCCTAAACGCATTTAGAACAGTAATAACAACGGATTGAGATTACTGTATGCTTGATATATTTTCTTCTTTAATGATAGAGATTTTGTCTATCAGGGGGTGGGTAAAATCATGAGATATTAAAAACACATTTAGATCATGCTCTTGTTGTAATACCTCAATCAATTTGTCTTTGCCTTCATCGTCTAACACACCAGTAATTTCATCTAAAAACAAAAGATTTATACTACTGCCTCCAAGTTTAGAAAGCAGAGTTCTAATAGCTAATAGAATGGATGTTTGGATTCTAGAAAATTCTCCTCCAGATACCGTTTCAATAGGAGTTGAAGCTCCATTATTAATTACTGCAATATTTAACTTTTCTTTGTCTAATTTAAATTCTACTTGGAATTGTCCATCACTTAACAAAGATAGATAATGATTAATTGCAATTTCTAGTTCTTTTGTTAGATTTTCTAGTTTAAAGGCTACAATACCAGATGTGCTAAACGCTTTTTTCAGAATGTTTAACGCATTGATCTGGTCTGATTTAACTAATATATCATCTTTTAAAGCAGTCTGTCTATTTGTAAAATCCTTTTTTTGCTCTATAAGAGCATCTACTTTAGCATTATGTGCTGCTACAGATTCATTATGAGCCTGTGCTTTATTATTGTTATTAGTCTGTAGATTATACTCTACTGTTAGTTCTCTAATACGTTCCTTACTTGTGTCTACGTCTGGATACTCAGTAGTTAAATTGCTATCTATAACACTGTGTAAAGTTTCCCAACGCGCTATATTAGTTTGGTTGATCTCCCATTCTTTTGTATCTGTTTCTATACTTTTAATTTCCTGTGACCATACTTTAGCTTTTTTCATAGCTTCTGTATGTACTGACGACTTATCTACTATCTGTTTACTAAGCTCTGTGGCCATAGATTCAATATGTGTAGTATCTATAGCTTGTCCACACATAGTACAGTGAGAAGTTAGATCTAAGTTTTCTAGCTCTTTTTTATGGGCAGATATTTCTGAATTAAGAACTGCCAAATCATGCTTAAGAGTTTGGTATTCATCATAGTACATAAAAAGTTCTGGTTTAGTTATTGCTCCATCAAACTTGATAGATTCAAATTCTTGTATATACAAATTATTTTTATCTATTTTTTTACAAATATCATTATAATTTTTAATTTCCTGCTGTAAAACACCAATTTCTTGTTGTAAATAAGATTCTACTTCAGGTATAGTTACAGACACTTTTTTATCAGGAATAGAAGTGCTATTAAGAAAATCTTCTACTGATTTAAGTTCACCTTGTAACTTAATATTATCTTTTTCTGTAGCAGATGTTTTAGCTTTAATCTTATCACCTATGGTAATATACTTTTCTAGATTGAATAAATTGATTAAGAACTTTTTACGATTTGTGTCTGTAGCTTTAAGAAAGTCTAATAAATCAGTAGATGATTGATAAGTTAGCTGAGAAAATACTTCAAAATCTGTACCTACAACTTGCGATATTTTTTTATAAGTATCTAATACTTTATGCTCTGATTCATCTACTCCATCTTTTACAAACTTAACTTTAGTTTGCGCTCCTGATCTAGTAACTATAACTTCACAATCACTAGAGTCACACATAAAAGTTAGTGCAGCGTTCCAAGATTTACCCTTAACCCAACGATTAAGAATATCAGTTTTCTTGATTCCTTTTACATTTTTATTGAATAGTATCTCTTGTATAATCATAGCAATAGAAGACTTACCACTACCATTAGGGGCAGTAAGCTGTGTAATACGACTTGTATCTAAATTAATTATATTGTTTTCTCCATAGGAAAACATATTTGAAAACTTTAATTGTTTTAAAACTATACTACTCATAGTATGTGTCCTTAAATGCTTGTTTACTAAATAACTCTCTTAAATATCTTAGAGTAAACTTATCCCACGTAATAAATGTTTGCCTACGGTTATTGTGTACTGAAAATAATCTATCTTCTAGTATAGGTATAATATTAGCACTTTTTTCCCAACCTGTCATTTTGATTCTACGTTCTAGTTGGGGGTATGCTTCGTAAATAAAGTCATTATTCTTGTCACCTGGTTGTGTGTCGTCAAAGGCGGCTGCATAGTGACAAAATATAGGCTCTAGTGATGTAAAGGTAAAGAACTTATGCTTTTTAGCAATAGCATACTTAATTATATTAGGAGAGTCTTCCCACCATCCTATACCTATCTTTCTATGAAAATCAGGATTATGACCAGAAAATACAATAATCTCATTTTCTTTAACATCTTCATATAAATTAGTTAGTGCTACTTGAGAATAAGAATGTGTAAATTGTCCATGTTTTACTGCATCAGGTATTGTATAACTCATCATCTTATCTACAGATAGATTTACTATGCTATAGTCAATAGATCGTTCTTTACAATACTTAGCAGCATATCCAATATCATAATCATTTACACCTTCAAACAATCTTTGAGAAACAGCTCTAAAAGGTATGCCTTGTGTATAAAAAGATTCAGCTGTTACTTCTGAATCTATACCTCCGCTTAGTGCTAACACAAACTTATAATCACTATATTTTTTAGCAAACATAGCTACTAGTGAGTCTAAATCTTGTTTAAAAGATTCTCCTCTACGTCTATACTCAGGTGCAGTTACTCTACAACCCATACTAGGTATAAATGAAGAACATTGATAGTCAAATTCTGGTCGTAGATGTGTTTTAGTTTGTATATATTCCCAATATACTCTATTAAGTGATAAGTCAATTTGCATATATACTCTTAAACTCCGTTAACACTTTGTCAGTATCTGCTACCTTAATATGATCTAGATATATTTCTAACTCTTCGTGTATTGTTTTATTCTTAAGATCAAGTGTAGAATCTTCTGCAGGTTTTTCTACCATCTTTTTATCTAATAGATCTGAATTGGCTATAGAAGCTAGTTCATCTAGCGATCCTGTAATTTCATATATCACATGATGTCTAGCATCTGTCTTCATATCTTCACCTACTGTAATCTTACGACGTAGCAACTTAGGTAAATCTAGATTATGAAATGTGCGTGTATAATTGTGAGAATCAACCACATCATAAATATCTACTCCATACTCACGCTTATCATCTCTGTCAAACGTAGTGTTCAACGGAGAGCCAGGATAGTAACAGTTGCTGTCACCATAACGATGATTAAAGTGTAAATCACCAAGTAAACATAAGCCCCAAGGGGAGAGTAAGGAAAAGTCATATTCCGGTGTAATGTGTGGAGGCACTTCACCCCTGATATGCGTAACCAAAATATCATCTTCGATATATGTTGGTAAATTGTTGATCTGCATCTCACCATACGGGAAAAAGCAGAATGATGTTTTACCCACAGTTGCGCGTCCATTCTTCGTAAAAACATGTACGTTCTCATTTTTAATAGCATTTCTTTCGGTAAAATGTTCAAAGAAAGATTCTCCTTTTCTAGTGGCTTCATGATTGCCAGGAATGATGTAGGTGGGAATAGTGACTGAATTGATATAGCTTAGAAACAAACAGATTTCATCTGGTTCTGGTTTTTTATCAAATATGTCACCAGCTATGATATGAACATCACAGTCATGTTCAAGTTCTAACAGTTTAGCAAACATGCTTTTGAATCTTGACATTTGCCAAGTGTATGGTACTTTTTTCTTGTGTAGTAGGATATGCCAATCTGCAGAGCACAAAATTTTAGTCATTGAATATTGCCTTTCGTAGAAAAGTATGCTAATTTAGTTGTCTAGCAAGTGAACAAAGTTACACCGCAGGTGAAAAGCTATTGAACACGCGTCGCCTATATGATGTTGCGTTGGCACGTAGTGCCACAGCGGGGAACGTAGTTCCATATAGTTTATTTGCTGGCTATATCTACGTCTATTTTTAAGAGCCATGCTTCTTCAAATGATTCTTTAGAGTATACTTGTATTTCATGATTTCCCCATATTCTTTTAAAATAGCTGTCATACATTTTTACTATGTCATGATCTGGCCATTCATCTGGTATTAAATGTCCTTTAACACACCAATGCATAAAATGCGCCTCTTTTAAAGACACATCCATATGTAGACTATATGATTTAAGTTCTCTAGCATATATTTTCATGATACACCTGATAGTAACTGGCTCCTAATTAGTATCAGGAGCCAGATTTAATTATGTACTAGATTTTTGTGATATAATTTTAGTAATATCACCCTCAAAAGAGTGAGTGCCTACATGGTTAAGTTTGGTATTAGGATCTAACCAGATTTCACCACCAAGTTTTTGCCATCTTCTACAGAATGTATAGTCTTCAGATAAATATCTATTATCTTCTGGATCATGTATCGTATCAAAAAATGAATAACAATACTTATTAAACTTTTCATCAATATTAGAATCATTACGATAATGTAGTTCTGGATAGGCTTGTATCATTTTCTCAACTACTTCACGCTTAACTAAGAAGAATCCCGTAGATGCGTCCAGTACTTCAACTGCACCATTCTCAATTCTAATTTGTTTCTTTTCTTGATTGATAAATTTAAAATTAATCGCATATTGAATTGGTAGAGCTTTTTTAGGATAAGCTGCTGCCATAATAGGTTTATCATAAGCCATCATTCTAAGTAAATCATCTGCTTGAAACTCAATGTCTGCATCAATAAACATTAAATGAGAACAATCACTTTCTAAAAACATAGCAGTTAGAATATTACGTCCACGAGTAATTAATGATTCATTACGTAGTGTAGTAATTCTAAAATTAATACCATGCTGCATAAATGTCTGAGAAGTTCTAAACATTGATAAAAAGAATTGATCTGTAACCATTCCTCCGTAACATGGAGTAGCAAAAAAGATATTCATCTTTCTAAGTTCATTCAGATCAATAGTAGCTTGATCACCTTCTACAGCTTTAAAAGCACCAAATGTTTTAGTTGGTGCTTTTTCTGTAGGATTAGAATCTGTATTAATAGATCCCATATCCGCTAGTGATTTCTTCATGCTAGGTCATCCACATCCTCTTGTGGTTTAAATTCATCGGAGACATCTCCGGCAAAGTAAGCAGTATTTTTAAGAAGCCATTCTTTTTGCTCCTCATATGTTTGGCGTTTATAAATCTTACTAAGATCAAATAATTCTAAACCTTTTTCCGCATCTGTTAGTGCTGCATTGTTACGTGCAGGAATACAAGTGTATTTAACATTTTGAGGAAGTGGGCCTGTTTTTTCTTTCTTAATAGTAAGATCATACCCACTATCATCGTCTGAGGGATTTCCATAATCAGGATTAGTAGCATAATCTACAATTTGTGAGTAAATAGTAGAACGAAGATCAAACAGTTTAATCTGTCCATCTGCTCTATCAATTACATTACAAACATATGAAAATTGTGGTTTATCTGCATAAATAGCATCATCAATTTCTTTAAAAGGATCTTGTGCGCTATTATCAAATGACTCTGTTTCGCGGCTAAATTGTAGACACTCTACAGGCATTTTTTTACCCTCTGTTGTTACTACCCAGTAGCAGTAACGCGGCATTACGTCGCCTACTAATCTTAATTTAGTATCACCAATACTCATTGTGAGTCGTTGGATTTCTCTTCTTTGTCCACTACCTGTAGACTGTTTACCTTTTGCTTTATCCCAAGCTACCATTGTTTTCTCCTATGTTGAACGTTGGTTCTTATGTGTAGGACGTTC